AACTTAAACATAATTGAATCAGAAGCCCCTAAAGACGATAAGTTAACAAGGGTGCATATCGTAAGCCCTAAGGTAGAAGCAGGCCGTGTATCACTTCAGCAGGGGCATTGGAACGAATCATTTTTAAATCAGTTAACCTCATTTCCTAACGCTGAACACGATGACGAAGTGGATTGTTTGGTGGCGGTTATCATGCGGGAAGTAATGAGGCAACAGGCATCAAGCGCAATAAATTATTTCAGTTTTTAATAAAAACACAGATGGAATTAGAACAGTTGAAAAGCTATTTAACGAATATAGACGATCTAAGAAATGCTATAATTTCTGAAAAGCCGCAATCTAAAGAACTCAATGACCTCATAGCACAATATGACATAGATAATCATATTGTTATGGATAGCACTAAGAGGAAGGATAAAACAGTTAAGATCAGCGAAACGGAAACCAAAATTGAGCCGGTAATCAGAATACCTATCCCATATCAAAGGGAGATAGTAAGGATGGCGGCTGCTTTTCTTTGTGGCAATCCTATTGAATTAAACGCTCATCCTGACGGAAAGGATGAGGAAAACCTTTTAAAAGTCTTAAAGAAAACGTGGACAGATAATAAACTGGATTATGAGAGCAAAAGACTGGCTAAACTAATGATGAGCGAGTGTGAATGCGCTGAACTATGGTACACAGAAAAAGCCGATGATAATTATTGGAATAACACACCGCTTCAGGGTTCTAAGTATAGACTAAGAATGAGAGTTGTTGCACCTTCTCTTGGTGATACTCTTTATCCGGTATATAACATGACGGGTGATATGGTGGCATTTGGCAGGAGTTATTTTATAAGCGTAAACGGCAAGAATGTAGAACGATTTGATGTGTATATGGCAGATCAAAACGTATTCATGTCAAAGAAGGAAGGTAATTGGACTATCGAGAAAGAAGAAAAGCCATTAGTGCCTATTGGTAAGATACCTGTTATTTATTACTCGCAGGATAGGCCGGAGTGGGCAGAAGTTCAGAAGTCTATTGAAAGAATGGAAGAATCCATATCAGACCACGGCGACACCAATAAATATTTCGGTTTCCCTATGCTAGTTGCAAAAGGCACAATCAATGGGTTTGCCGCAAAAGGCGAAAACGGGAAGCTATTGGAATTGACCGGCGAAGGCTCTGATGTAAAAACAATTTCCTGGGATCGTTCACCCGAATCGGTAAAACTGGAACAAGAAAATCTAAACAGGATAATTCATCAAATGACATCAACCCCCGATGTTTCTTTTGAATCCATGAGAAGCATCGGCGCTATGTCAGGTATTGCGTTAAAACTTTTATTCTTAGGCGCTCACTTAAAAGCAGCCGACAAGGAAGAGAACTTTGGTAAATCAGTACAAAGGCGTATCAACTTTTTATTAGCGGCCCTTGCAAAGATCAACGTAGGACTTGAAAAAGGATTGACCCTTTCAGTGAAACCAAAGTTTGAATACTTCCTTCCAAAGAACGATCAGGAATCCATTCAGGTACTTACCGAGGCGGTAACAGGCAAGATATTAAGCCAAAAGACAGCCGTTAACCTTAACCCATTAGTAGAAGATAAAGAGGCTGAAGAACAGCAATTAAAAGACGAAGCTGAAAGCGCCGGTGCATTACAGCAAATAACCGAACAGCAGATATAATGTTCTACTGCCTTACCATATTATTCGTTATAGGTTATGTAAGAAGGAGGAAGTATGGATAAGGTATTTGCAGGAATGATACTAGGCTTTTTAGCGGGTATTTATGTAGCTACAGCCTTTTACCGTAAGGAGTCGGAGTACAAGGTTAAAACAAAATACTACGGTAAAGACTGGATTAAAGAAAAGGAATTTATTGAAAAGATAGCTGCTCATTCAACTAACATTAATCGTAAGAGTCAAAACAACTGAATGTGCCTGATGAAAAACCAGATATTATCCAAGAACAGAAGATAGAGGAAGCCTTAAAGAAGCTATCCTATGAATCGATGAAGTTATGGCAGGAGCAGCAGGAAAAGAGTAAATCCAACCCGTTAAGAAGCGGTCAGGATGAACAGACTGAAGGAATACCGTAAAATCTAAACCATGAATATCAAACTTTACCTGATAGCCCTTATAGCGGCTTATTTCTCCTGCAAATACTTGTGTAAGGCATCTAACGAAGCATGGACAAGAAAAGAGCGTTTAATAGGTTTAGGATTGGCTCTATTGCCATATTTAAACATCTGTCCTATTGTGTATGCTGTTTACCTGTTCTTATACAGAGTAGCTATTAGGTTCAAAGGTGAGGATTACTGGAATAAACCCGCTAAATGGTAAAAAAGGAATTGGATAATGCCCACTAACGAAGAACTATCAAAAGACTTTGAACAAAAGAATCTTCGCATCATAGCAAGGAACGCAAAGAAGATAAGAGCATTGTATGAAGGTTCTATAATTGATATATCGCTTACCGCATCCACCATTACCCTAAAAGAAGGCGTATTTAAGCTATCCAAGTACCCAAAACTACAGGCCGTTGTTGACCGTGAATTAAAAAAACTGCATGGCTGGATATTTACTACTTTGATCAATTCAATAAAGGAATCCTGGGACCTATCCAACCAAAAGAACAATTTAATAGTAGACAAGCGCCTTGCAGGAAAAACACCATCCAAAAAAGCGGTTAAGATTCTCTATGACCCGAATAAATCAGCGCTTGACGAATTTATCAAGCGAAAAGAAAAAGGACTTAACCTGTCGGATAGGGTTTGGAACTCTCTGGAGCCGTTTAAAACACAACTCGAAGGAGGACTGGCAATAGGAATATCTGAAGGCAAACCAGCAGCCGAAATAGCAAGGGATTTAAAACAATTTCTGAATAATCCAGACAAGCTATTTAGAAGGGTAAGGGACGCAAAAGGAGAATTAAAATTAAGTAAGGCGGCAAGAGAGTTCCATCCTGGTAGAGGCGTATATCGTAGTAGCTATAAGAATGCCTTAAGATTAACAGCCAGCGAAACAAACGGCGCTTATTCTATGGCTGATTGGAACAGGTGGCAGCAGCTTCCTTTTGTGATCGGAATACACATTAAAACCTCACACAACCATCCTGAATTTGATATCTGTGACACCTTAGCCGGTGACTATCCAAAGGATTTTAAATGGCGCAAATGGCACCCGTTCTGCATCTGCTTTCAAACTGCTATACAAATGAGTGATGAAGAATACGACAAGTATGAAGATAAAATACTATCAGGCGAACCACTACCACAAGTAAAGGGATTAGACGAGATGCCAAATCAGTTTAACCAGTACGTGTCTGATAATGCAGAGAGAATTAAAGGCTATAAGTCGTTACCGTATTGGTATAAGGACAACAAACATTTAATAAAATAAAGCCTCAAAAGTTTTACAACTAAGCTAAGCTGCCTTAACGCCTCACAATAATCACCACCACTGCTATAATACAAATCAAAAGAAAGATCAACGCTATTTTACCACCCGATGTAAGCGGTTTATTTAAGTCCTGAACAGGCTTATTATGTTCTCCTGGTTTCCACTCATGTCCACAGTTTAAACAAGTGATTTTTACTTTACCAGACCCGATAGTTCCTGCCAGTATTCCTACACCACCTGTAAGCATTGCACCTGCCGCCGCTTTTCCGGCTGAAAATCCCTGTTTGTTCGCCGTTAGTTGAGTAGAATTACATTTGGGGCAGTGTATTTGATCGGGCATAAGGTAGTTTTGAGGTCACTATATTATAAAAGAATTTCAATAAAACAAATATCAGTCAACGAGGTCTATAAATATCCATTCTGTTATATTACTGTCCTTTACAAACTTTACATACCTTCTTTTTCGCTTAACCAAATCAATAAAAGGCACTCTTACTTCCTCATCTCCTGGTTTATGGTACATCCATATATAATGCCTTGCCAGCAGTGCCAGTTGCATGCCGGTTATGTCTCCCGAATAGTGAAGCATAACCGCAAAATTACCATTTACAAACCCTGACCGGAGGTAATTGTGAGGTTTTTCGCAGTCTGTTAACCAAACGATAAGGTTTGACTTTTTTGCTCAATACCTTAAACTGATTTTTACTGACTAAAATGTAAGTGGTTTTGCGACCAATGTGCGACATGTGTTGCACTTGTTCAATTAAAGCATCTATCATGCGTGTGTAGTTGTTTTCATACCTCAAATTTACTCAAAGAACTTGTGAAATACTACTATATAATCAACTCCGTTTTTAGTTGACTTCATAAACTTTCACACCTTTTAACTCCCTTATAATTTACACTTCCAAACAAAGTTCTTTTTATCCATGAAGGAAAAAATCACCTTACAACTAAAGGCTAAACTAGAGACTTTAGGTGTAAAGAATCTCTCGCAAGCAAGGATAGACGCTATAGCGGATAAACTAGCCACAAAAATCACTGACGAATCTGAAATTGACGCAAAGCTGGACGAATTAAACGACCTGCACCCCTTTGCCGAACTCGCTAAATACGACGACTGGCAAAGAAGCAAGCAAAAGAAAACCGAACAGCCAAAGACGCCAAAGCAAGAGGAATCTACTGACGAACCTGATTTGAAAACTATGTTTACTTCTCTTCAAAAAGAGATCGAATCCCTTAAAAAAGAAAAGCAAACGCAGGCACTTCAGGACACGCTTTTAAAAAAGGTTTCTGAAAAGAAAATACCCGCCGCCTTCATCAAAGGGCGCACCCTTGAAAGCGAAGATCAGCTAGACACCGTACTTGCCGACATTGAAGCAGATTTTACAGCCGTCAAACAGGAGTTAGTCAATCAGGGGTTTTCCCAATCATCTACACCCGTAGGAGGTACAACCACTCTAAAGTCAGATAACGTGGAGAATGATATTAAATCATGGGCAGGAAAGGACAAAAAATAAATCATTAAAACGAAAAAATAATTCAAAATGGGTTTAACTCCAGTAAAAACAACCGCCTCAAACGGTACTGTGGTTTTCCAGCGTGTCGACACCGTACTTCAGGGCGGTGCTTCTCTGGATGCCACCGGCCTTACCGCAGGCGCTACGCTGGCCGCAGGAACCGCTATCATCGTTGATGAAAGCACCCGCAAGGCTACCGTAGTAGATGCCGATGCCGATACCCCAACCGGCCTATTGATGAACGATATAGTAATTGCCGACGATGCAGAAGTCGTAGTCGTTTTGGAAGGTGTAGTTTATAAGCGCAGGGTTTCTCATGCTGCTTCTAAAACTGCCGCTATCATCGCCAAATTACCACGTATCACATACTCTAACTCATTCTAAACAGGACATAAAAAATGGCACAAATTAAATCTGTATTTGGTTCTTACAGCGATAAGCTGCAAACCATCGTGGATAACAGCCTGGACAAATTTGCTCCTGTTTGGTATCCCAAGTATTTTACATTCGGCACACCTCAATTGAACCTTACCTACGTTAGCGTACTAGGTTCTTCTACAATCGAAGCTGCCGCCTCTATTATTGCCCGTGGTTCTTCTGCCCCACTCAGAAGCCGGGACACAATTTCTAAACTCTCCGGTGAGATTCCTGCCATTGCTGAAAAATTCAAGATGGATGAATCCGACTACCGCAACTTCTACGCCCTGCAACAACTTCCTTTGGAAGAAAACGCCAAAAAGCAACAACTCTTAGACCTGTTATTTGGCGACGTTCGCAAGGCTGGAAACTCTGCTCATAAAAAGGTGGACATGATGGCTTTGGAAGCCGTTTCTACCGGTAAGATCACAATCAGCCTTTCCAATAACCCTGATGGTTATGTGGCTACGACTGCCCTTGATTTGGGTATGCCTACTGGCAACAAACAAAACGCTGCCGTAAACTGGGCGACTTCTGCCACTGCTACCCCGATCACAGACATTCAAACAATCGTTGAATTGGGTGAGGGAGAAGGAAAGATGTTTGAAAAGATCTTAATGAGCCGGGCCGTGTGGCTGAAGTTCGCTGCCTGTACGCAGGTGATTAATTCATTGGTTTCTTTCAACCAATTACAAAAAGGCGCTGCTGTTGCTACCCTGGATCGCGTAAACAACTATTTGCAGGCTATGCAACTGCCGGTAATTGAAATTGTAAATGAGCAAATCTCAGTAGAATCGGATGGTACAAAGACTGCTACTAAGCCTTTCAGCCAAACGAATGCTGTATTCGTTCCTGCCGGGCCTTTAGGTAAAATTCACAACGCACTTGCACAAGAGCAGTTAACCCCTGTTGGTAATGTTAGCTATGCTACGTTCAACCGGGCATTGATCTCTAAGTGGAGCCAGAACGAACCTTTTGGAGAGTACACTAAAGTAGAATTTAACGCTTTCCCTGGCTTTGAAGCTGTGGAAAATGTGTACCTGCTTTCAACAACTCTTGCATTCTAATTAATAGTTCTTTGATGACCAACAAAGAAGCCTTAATAGCCGCCTTGCAACTTTCCGTAGATGATTCAACGCTTGAAAAAGTATTGATCGATCAGGAAGTGTCAGGAAGCGCCACCTACTCTAAGGATAACGCAACAGCTATAGACAAGTGTGCTATAGAGGTGTTACAAGGAATACTTTCCACACCAGACGTTTCCGAAGGCGGCTATTCTGTTAAATACGACCGTGGGGCCGTAGAGCGGAGGCTTTCTTACCTGTTGGACAAAAATGACTTATCCAATACGCTCAAGCCGACCATTAAAGACGCTTCAAACAGATGGTAAAGCAATACCCCCATATCCTGAAACTGACCACCGCAGGCGCAGCTACGCAGGATAGTAACGGGAATTGGACTACTCCATCCGCAAGCGTTACCGAAAGGATTTGCAGGTACGAACCATCAGACGGAAGAGGTGGAGGGTTAATTCAGGCCGCAGACGGTCAGCAGGTAGCGTATAACGGTGTAGTGTATATGCCGCTTGGTAATTCAATCGCTTTTGGGGCTTACGTGGAAGTATGGGAAGTGGATAATACGGGTACGCCGGTTCTAAAAGCTAAGGGAACGGTAAAACGCTTTGACAGGGGTCAGCTAAATCAAAAGATATGGCTGTAACTCCACAGTTCACCGCTTCAGATGTAAGAAAAGTGCTTTTGGAAAAGAAGCGAAGAATAGAGGAGGCGCTGCTTTCAAAGCTGCAAAGTACAGGAGAACAGTTCATCACCAATGCCCGTAATAACAACACCTACAAGGATCACTCCGGCAACCTGAGAAGCTCGATCGGTTACGTGATACTGAAAAACGGCGAACAAGTAGCAATTACTTTTCCCGGTACAGGTGAAGGCTCCAAAATAGGTGAAGATGTGATAAGCAAGATCGCTGCAAGATACCCCGTAGGTTTTGTGTTGATCGTGGTAGCAGGAATGGACTACGCAGCAGCCGTGGAAGCTTTAGGTTTTGACGTACTGACCGCATCGGGCCTGAAGGCTGAAAGTGATCTAAAAAAATCACTGGAAAAACTAAGATCATGAAAACAACATTAGATGTTCTTACGATCCTGTATCAGTTGCTTTCAGGTAGTTCGCTTGCCTCAGAGATCACCGGCAAGATTCGTAAAGGAGAACGTCCGGCCGCAAGCACAAAAGAAGATATAGTCGTGAACTCCCTTCCGATTGGTAATGATTCTTTACAGCGTTGCGTGGGTAATGTAAACATCTATGTCCCTTCCCTGATTATTGAGGAAGGCGGCATACAAACAGAAAAACCCGATTACGCAAGGCTGGACGAACTCACGGACATGGCTGTGACCCTACTGAAAAACGTTCGACAAAAACGGGATTATTATCTGGAATGGCAGCAGGTAAGTCAACCCATCAAAGACGCAGAGAGTAAAAGTTATTTCATCAATATCCGCATAGACTTCTATGCATTCAACGTAAACTAAATTTTTAAAAAAACAAAAACTAGACAAAAATGGCAACATACGGTAATGGTTTAACCTCAGTATCCTTTGCAGACATCGCAGGTGATGGCGACATTGGCACTACATGGGTAGAATTAGGCAGCACCCTTCAAGGTTCTATGAAATGGGAAGGCGCCGAAGGAACAAAGCAGGAATTTTTCATCGAAGAACAAACAGACCCTGTACTTGCAAAAACGCAGGCTGGCTCTAACGTTATTAGCTGGATTTGCGTAGACTTTTCTCCTACCAAAATGGAAGAAATGTTTGGCGGTACAGTAACTGGTGCAGGCACTGGCGGTGATCCTTATATCTATCATGCCCCTGTGGGTGGTGTGACGGCTCAGGAAAAATCACTGAAGATTATAAACGGTGACGGTGATCAGTTTTTGATTGTACGGGCTTCTGTATTCCCAACATTCAATTCCGCTTTTGCTAAGGATCAAATTGCCCAAATTTCTCTTAAGGCTACGATCCTGACCCCAACAAAGGCAGCAACACCGGCATACTCTATCAAGTACGCAGTTTAATAATCCTGATAAACTAACCTAAGTAAAGCCTTAAGCCTATACAAAAAAGGCTTAGGGCTTTTTTTCTAGTATGAACCAACAAACTACACAACAGATCAAAGCCCGAGAAGCAGAAACCATCCTGCAAAAGCCCGTTATCCTCACCATAGACACACCGGCTAAAAACTGGTATGAGCGCCTTTTAGTCAAACTAAAAATAAGGCAGGAAAAACGGGTATTTGAAATAAAGCCTTTGGTTTTGGGTTCTTTAATTCGTGTATCAGAGCGGCTATTATCCATTGATAAAGAAATGCTCACTAAAGAGAGGCTTGAAGATAAGCAACACTTTTTGACCCTCAATTTCGAACTGATGCAGCGACACTGCAAGCAGGTGGCTGAGATAGTAGCTATCACTGTGACCAACGAAAAGAAAGAACCTCCTAAATCGCTTGTGAATTTCTTTTTATACCAACTAACCTCAAAAGAACTGATGCAGGTGTTTTCGGTGGTGGTTCAGCAAATGAACGTTTCGGATTTTATAGGCTGTATAATCTCCATAATAGGCACAAACATAATGGAGATGAATCCAGAAAACCAGGGGAGTTAAATAGCCTCTGGCACCTTGTAGGAGGTGTAATAAAATATTTCAGGTTTTCTTACGAGGAAGTGTTATGGACGGTGAGTTATGTGAATTTAAACATGCTGCTGGCTACCATCCCTTCCTACGAAACGAAGGAAGAAACAAAAAATGATACAGTAGTAGACCAGGATGTAAAGGCAGTTAGAAACTTTTTTAAAAAGACTTAAATTATGGCAATTGATATAACAGGCGGCGAAGGTTCGCTTTTTTGGAAAGCAGGTATTGATACTACGGATTTCGATACCGATATGCAGAAGATCACCAGCCAGATACAGGATTCGACCAAAAAACAAATCCAGATACAACAGCAGGCGGCGCAGGGTCAAAAACAGATCGCACAAAGTATTTTACAAAGCGCTGGAATTATCCGTGGCATGGATAAGGATATTGAGTCACAGGTGCAGCATTTAAGCGCCCTGCAAAGTCAAATACAAGCCCTTAAATCCCAAAGTCTACAACTGCAATCAAAAGGCTTTGATACTTCGGAGTTAACATCCTCTCTGGATAAGGTTTTAGCAGAAATTGAACGCATAAAAAATTCACCCTTAGATTTAAAAACAGGCAAGGTGGATGTTTCCCCGCTGTTAAACGCCCTTGAGTCCGTACAAACAGAGTTCGACAAGATAAGCGGTCAATCACTTCAACTAAAAGTAGGCGGCATTAATACCGCATCGGTTGAAAAAGCCTTTACCAGCCTTCAGACAAGGATTGATTCACTGAACCAAACCGCACTAGACCTGAAAGTAAAAGGAGTAGACACTACTTCCCTGACCGCTGCCATAGATAAAGCAAAGAAGGAATTTGAAACCTTAAAAGGGCTGACCTTAAATAGTGCTGCCACTTTAGATATAACGCAGTTCCAGCAGCAATATGACCGCTTGCAGGAAAGCTTAAAAGTGTTGGAAAGTGAAAAAATCCAACTGAAAGCAGAAGGAATTGATACTACCCAAATTGAAAAAGACATTACTGCCATCCGCACGCAGGCGGCAAGCATCCAAAGGCAGGCCCTGAAGATCACAGTTGACGATTCTTCGCTTGCCACACTTGAAAAGCGGCTGGAAACCTTAAAGGCCCAATCCCTGCAATTTAAAGCAGCGGGAGTAGATACGACCCAATTAGATGCAGCCTTAGTAAAGGTTCAGGAAAAAATAGATAAGATCAAATCTGAACCCGTAGAACTCAGGGCAGGCGCGGTCAATCTTGCCCCGCTGTCCGTAGCTTTAAACAATGTGCTGGAACAGGCGCAGCGGATCAACGGCACACGGGTAGCCATTAATATCCTCCCGGTAAATACAGAAACCGTTGTAAGGTCTTTTGACGATCTTAAAGCCCGTATTGCCCAACTTCAAAGCACGGCCATCAAACTAAAAGTTAGTGGCGTGGATACCGCATCCCTGCAAGGTTCACTGGATAAAATCAAAACACAGGTTTCAAGCCTTGAAAATATATCTATAAACGCCTCTGCTAATTTGGATGTTGACGCATTCCAGAGAGGTTACCAAACCATTACAGATGAAATAAAAGTGCTGGAAACAAAGAGTATTCAGTTAAAAGCGCAGGGAATTGATACCACTACCCTAGACCGTGATATTACCGCCATTCGTTCAAAGGTGGATAGTTTATCTGATGAAGTGTTTAAGGTTAAGGTTGACGATTCCTCACTTATCACTTTAGAGAAACACCTTGAAAACCTAAGAGCGCAGTCTTTGGAATTTAAAACCAAAGGAATTGATACCACTCAGTTAGATGTTGCCTTAACGAAGGTTCAAAAAAAGATCGAAGAAATTAAAGCGCAGCCTGTAGAACTCAGGCAGGGAACCGTGAATCTTACTGAACTTTCCAAAGCCCTGAATAGCGTATTAAATCAGGTGAAAGCGGTAGATGGAACCGAGGTGAATATAAGGGTGCGCCCCGTTGATACAACAAGCGTTTTAAAGTCCTTCGATGACTTAAAAGCCCGTATCTCTCAGCTTCAGGACACCACATTTGAACTAAAATTAAACGGTATAGATACCTCTGTCCTTCAAAGCTCGCTGGACAGGATCAAAACGCAAGTAGCAAGCCTTGAAAACATCTCAATCAAGACTTCTGCTTCCCTTGATATTGAGGCGTTTCAAAAAGGCTACCAGACTATTTCCGACGAAGTAAAGGTGCTGGAAACACAGAGCATTGAGCTAAAAGCCAAAGGTGTTGATACAACGGTCTTGGATCGGGATATTTCTTCTTTAAAACAGCGCCTTTTAGACGCTTCCGCAGGCTTTCAGATCAAGGTGGATGGTATAGACGACACTTCCTTTAATGCCGCCTTTGCCTCTCTTAGAAACAAGGTAGAAGGCCTTAAATCAGCAGCCATCAGTTTAAAGATCGGTGACATTGACACTACTTCGTTGACCGCATCACTGGACAGGGCACAGCAAAAGCTGGATCAGTTAAACGACTTTCACCTGACCGGCACTGCATCCTTAAATGATGAAGCCTTTCAAAAGACCTACAACGAACTTTTACAGGAAATCTCAAACCTTGAAGCGCAAACCATCGAACTTAAAGCTAAAGGACTTGATACGACAGCAGTGGAAGCGGATATTCAACGCCTTCGAACTTCCCTTGAACTGCCTCCTGTAGATATTCCCATTAAAACAGGTTCGTTAAATGAGAAGCTATCAGAACTGGACAGGCTTAAAAAAGAATTTGCAGAACTATCCGAAATAGACCGTAATTCAAATATCGGGGCGGGGTTGGTTGCTAATATTCAAAGGGTAGAAGGGGAGGTAGAACGGATCAACCAGGCATTTCAGCGGGTAGCGCAAAACGCCGCTGGTTCACTCAATGAAAAAGTAGCTAAGCTTAACGAATTAAAGAATCAGTACGCCGCTTTAAGTGAGGTGGATAGAAGAAGCGACATAGGCCGGAAGATGGCTGATAATATCCGTGGGCTGGATGGAGAAATCAAAAAAATAAACTCCCAGTTTGAGCAGACGCAGAACCTTGCAAAACAGGTGGCCGTTGCTATTGCCTCTTATGCTACGCTAACCACAGCTACCGGCTTTGTAAAAGATATTGTCAGGGTTAGAGGTGAGTTTCAGCAATTAAACGTGGCGTTTACGACTATGCTAGGTAGTAAGGAAAAAGCTGACAAGCTGATGGCTGAAGTCACACAGTTTGCAGCCACCACACCCTTTGAACTAAAAGACGTCGCAGGCGCTACAAAACAATTACTTGCCTTTGGTATTGAAGCGGATAAAATAAAAGGTACGCTAAGAAGTTTAGGCGATATTTCAGCAGGTATTGGTGCGCCGATTGGAGAAATCGCTTATCTGTTTGGAACGATCAAAACGCAGCAGCAAGCAACATTAGTCGATTTAAAACAATTTGCACAAAGAGGTATCCCGATCTATGAAGAATTGGCAAAAGTCACCAAATTTTCAGCAGATCAATTAGCGCAGGGTGGTGAAAATATTAAGGTGTCATTCTCTGATATAGAAAAAGCCTTTCAAAACCTGACGGCTGAAGGTTCAAAGTTTGGAGGATTGATGGAGGCGCAATCTAAAACGCTTACCGGACAACTAAGCAACCTTTCGGACGCATGGAACCAGATGTTAAATAACATTGGTCAGAGTAACGAAGGTGTGTTTGCAGGGGCTATTGGTGCTGCCACTTCCCTTGTTCAGAACTACGACAAGGTGCTGGATATTTTAAAAGTTCTGGTAGTAACCTATGGATCATACAAAGCAGCGGTAATTGCTACAACAGCAGTACAGGCGATTCAAACCAGCGTAACACAAGGTTATACCATTGCAGAAACCTTGCGGCTAAGGGCTATGCTGTTAAGTGAGGCTGCTATGAAGCTGCTAAACCGTACTATGCTGGCTAATCCTTACGTGGCAGTAGCTACGGGTATCGCTGCAGTAGTAAGTGCGCTGTTAATTTTGAATAAATCCACAGATCAGGCGGTTGATAAACAAAAGTTACTAAATGATATTAGATCGGAATCTCAAAAGCAGGTCTTAAAGGAAAGATTGGAAGTGGAAAGTCTTGTAAAAGTTGCACAGGATGAAACCAAGAGCAAATCCGAACGACTACAGGCTATACAGAAAATAAACAGTATTTCCCCTGAATACTTAGGCAATATCTCCTTAGAAAATGTCAAGACACAGCAGGTCACTCAATCCATAAATGAGTACATAAAAGCCTTAGAGCGAAAAGCAGTAAAAGAGGCCGGAGATGCTAAAAAACAGCAATCGCTTTCCAACTTGGTTGACTTAAGGCTACAAAAGCAAACAAATAGCAATAAGCTACAAACTGCAACAGGGACGGATGTTCAGTTGTTTACGGGGGCCAATAAAGCACTCGATAGATTAATTAAGGCTGAAGAAGACAAAATAAAAGAGATAGATACTGTTGTAAACCAGGTCTTGGATGGAGAATTAAAAGGGGAGGATAAAAAGCAAGAAGCCAAAAAAAGAACCATTGCCGTAATTGAAGACGAAATAAAAGCCTTAAAAGACCAACAGTCGGCACAATCCACCAATTCAAAAGAGTATAAGAATTTTCAGGATCAGATAGCAGCTAAAGAGAAAGAATTAGAGGCTATTCGTGGAAAGTCAAAATCTACTATCCGATCAGAGCAAACCGAAGAAAATAAGCTAAACCAGATACTTGAAAAAAGAAAGGACTTACTGCAACTGATTGAAGATTTAAAAAGAGGTGCCACCCAATCCGGTTTAGTTAAAGAACAATCAGAACTGGATAAGATCAATGAAAAATACGATCAGGCTATTTTAAAGATTGATGAATTCAATAAAAAAGTTGAACAGACCGGCAGAGGCCAGAAAATAGGTCAACTGGATATCAACACGCTTAATGATGCAAGGAATACAGAACTGAAAAACTTTGATCTTAAGCAGGATGCAGAAAAGTTAAAACAGAATCTGGAACAGCAAAAGGCAATCTTTGAACAATTCGAAGAAGCCAAAAAGCAAATAGGCATCGAAAAGGCCAATGAAATGTTTGCTGAACAACTCAAAGGCTTTACTTCTTTTGGAGATTTTTTAAGGTCTGAATTCGCTAAGCTTACTCCTAAAATTGCTTTAGGCATCGGTAACGTTGGGGATGCGGAAAAGTTCAAATCCCTGATGAAGTCGATGGCTGAATTTCAAAAGCAGCAAACCGATAAGCAGATTGAAGACTTTAAAAACCTGTTGCAACAAACAGCCAACTTTGCAGATGCTAAGTCTGTATTGGATAAAAAGTACCAGGATTTATTCAAAGCCTTGAAGAATGAACGGGAGCATTTGACCGAAGAAGAATATAACAGAAGGTTAGAGGCTTTGCAGCAAAATCAATCAGAGGAAACAGAAGCTTTAAAGAACTCATTTGCAAGGCAAACAGATCTGTTTAAAAAGCTAGGTCAGGATTTGATCCGCTTCACCAAAAAGGACTTAAAAGACAGGCTTACTGAACTAAAAAAGATTCTTGCGGATGGCTTCACCATTGATCCTAAAACACAGGTGAAGACAGATCTTACACCCGAAACGATTGCAGCCGTACAATCGGCTATCCAGCAACTTGAATCACTTATAATAAACACTGACAAGGCCTCTACGAACCTTGATAAGATAATAAAAAGTGCAGGGACTTTAAGCAGCACCTTTAGCAACCTTTCTACCGCCGTTTCTTCTTTTAACGGTGAGCTGGGAAAATCCCTTTCAACCGTAGCTTCACTGATAAGCGGAGTGCAGAACATTGCACAGGGGCTGAAAGATTTAAAAGCAGCACAGGCCACAGGTGATAGTATTGGGCAAATAGCAGCAACCGGAAATATAATATCTGCCGGCATTGCAGCTATCAGCAGCATTGTAGGTACGTTTAAAGAAATGTCTGATTCCAAAAAGCAGGCCGCAAAAGAAATGGCCGACTTTCAGACCAGATTATTAATAGGTGAATTTGAAATCAATGAGCAATACAGAGAGCGTCAAAGATTACAGGTTACTTTAAATAAGACAACTCTTCAAGCCTTAGAAGATCAAAAAAAATTGCTTGAAGACCAAAAGAAAATTGTTTCTTCTACTTATGATGAACTTTTAAAGAAGCTACAAAAAGAGCAGTTCATTTCAGGGCAGCACACCGAAAAAACGGGCGGATCTGGACTTTTAGGGGCTGTGGGAAGTTTGCTTGGATTTGGTAAGAAAACGGATGTTGTAAATGAATTTTCTTCCCTTGCAGGTAAGACCTTTGAAGAGATAGAAAAGCTATTTACTAAAGGTCAATTGACCGATAATGCAAAGGCTTTATTTGAACAGCTACAAAAAATAAAAGCAGAAGGAGCGGACATTGATGCTTTGCTATTGGAGAACAGGCAAAGGATGCAGGAATTATTAACCGGCACAACAGCGGATTCTATTTCCGATTCAATAGTAGACGGCTTTGCCAAAGGGTTAAACAGCGCTAAGGACTTTGCAGGAACATTTGAGGACTTGATGAAAAAAGCAATCCTCAATTCACTGAAGTTTAAATTCCTTGAAGAACCATTAAAAAAATTCTTTGATGAATTTGCCGCATCAGCAGACAGCAACGGCGAGCTAACAGAAAGTGAAGTAAAAGCCCTGAACGACAAGTTTAATGCAATCATAGAAACTGCGAACAGTCAGTTTGAAAAGCTTCAAAAGGTATCTGGTATTGATTTTTTAGGCACTCAAAATAGTAATGCTAATTCCCTTCAGGGAGCCATCAAAAATATACAGGAAGAAACAGCACAACTTTTAGCGGGTCAAATGGGCGGGATCAGGTTAACGGCCATAGAATCCTTGACAGTTGCAAGGCAGTCACTGGATAGATTAAACGCTATACAGTTCAATACAGCAGCAACAGTAGCAGAATTGAAAAAAAATAATGATTTATTCAGTAGTGTGATATTTGCCGGTAAGGTTAAAGTAGATTTTTAAAAGATGTAAAAGACACACTAATTAACTTCTATCGTAACGAAGGGGTAAAGATTGCGTAAAAGTTTAATCAACTACGCTCTAAGTTGCTTTTATAAACCCAACAAACATAAGCCTATACTATAGTTTGCAGAACAGAAAAAGCCACTGTAAACTATGCCTAATATTTCTGGTTATTGGACATTAGACGGTGTTGATTTGGGAGTAGGGTATAAAACCATAATCCTTGACGGCACAACAGACTTTTTAAAATACGCTCCCAGAAAAGATTCCACAGAATATAACTGGCCTGACCAGCATGGGTTAGACGTTGATTTATCTACGCCAAAGTTCGCATCCAGAACTATCAAACTCAGGTGCGCCATATTAACGGATGACAGAGCAGACTTCTTCGACAACTACAATGCCCTAATAGCTCAACTCATGCTGCCAGGCTTTCACTCTATTGCTGTTGCTGCGCACGATAAATCATACACAACACTAGAATACAGGGACTGTAGCATATGGCAAAAAATAGACGGCCTTACACTCGAAGGCGATAAGTTCACAGCCTATGTTTTCACGTTAACATTAAGGGAAAACGAACCCAATCCAAGTGCAGCCACACTTAGACTCATAGACGAGACGGGGAGGTATCTAACCACCTAAATGGACAGCATCATTCTATATCGAACCGTTGCAGGCGTGGAAACATCAGTTGAAGAAATCAAGCCCGATCAAAACTCTTCACAGGTTAAACAAATGATGGGGGAGAACGTATTGAACCTGTCATTTACCCTTAACCACGAAGGCGGCTTTAAACACGGCGATTACTGCACTGTCTATGGCGAGTTATATAAGTTAAACACTACCCCACAGGCAAAGAAATTAGGTGAAAACTCCTTTCAGTACTCCTTTAAAATGGAGGCTGAATACTTCGACCTGACCAAAGCGCAATACCTGTTCTTAGGTGATGATAACTCCTTAAGGGAAACAGACTTCCCCCTAATGAACAATGCAAGGGGGTTTATTGATTTATTGATTGCTAACGCAAACCGTGTTTCGCCGGGATGGAAAAAAGGCGATGTACAAGCCACCATTTATAAAAACCTCACCTTCTCTAAAGAAAACTGCTTAACCGTCCTTCAAAGGCTCGCTGAAGAATTTGAATTAGAATGGTGGGTAGAGGGTAAGACCATACACCTTTCCAAAAGAAGACAGGTTTCAAACCTTCGCTTCCGGCATGGCAGAAACAAAGGGCTATTAAACATCACAAAACTACCTCTTGCTGGCTCTAAACTAGTCACAGTGCTATATGCCTATGGTTCAACTAAAAACCTTCCTGTAGGCTACCGTAATAACACCACACGGCTAAAAATGACAGGCGGTGTTGATTACGTGGAAGCTAACACTTCACAGGGCATCATTGAAGACACGGTAGTCTTTGAAGACATCTATCCACACAGAATAGGAAAAGTCACAGCCGTAACGGATAAGTATAAGTTTTTTGATACCTCTATAGATTTCGACCTAAACCAATACCTGTTACCAGGGGTTGAAGCAAAACTAACCTTTAACACGGGGCAACTGGCGGGATATACGTTCAAAATAAAGTCCTTTAACGGCAATTCAAAAGAGATTGTCATACTTCCCAACACAGAAGAAAAAGCGCTGGAAATTCCATCCGATATTTTAAAGCCACAGGTAGGCGATAAGTATGTTTTTCACGACATTTTCATGCCTCAGTCTTACATCACGGCCGCAGAAAGAGAACTGGCCAAAGCCGCCAACAAACTAATCGCAAAAATATCACAACCTCAATACTCCTATACCATCGACTTCGATGCTTACTACATGAAGCGCAGAAGCAGGGTAATAGGGGTAGGCATGGAAGTAACCATAGAAGATGATGATTTAGCAGTAGATCAACAAATAGCCATTGTTTCCTGCACCAGAAACCTTGTTGACGAATACAAGTACCAGGTAGAGATTTCCGACAAGAAAACCGCTGGCACCCTGTCACAGATTCAAAACGGGATAACGGTAAACAGCAGGGATATTTCAAACATACGTAACACCTACAACACCATTCAGGACAACAAGGTAGTAGGTGATTTAAACATAGACAAAGGAAGTATTGTGTTTTCTGAACTGCCTGTCATTTCAGGCGATCTGGCACAGTACGCCAAATTATTCATTCACCGTACCACAGGTAAAATCCATAGGGAGGCATAATGGCAGACGTAAGAGTAAATGAACTACCAGACTTTTCAGGATATGGCGATTTAGCGCCTTCTGATCTAGTCGTTTTATACATGGTTTCAGTGGACAAAACTGTAAAAGTGCCACTGTCTGCCCTTTCTACCTTTTTAGGCGCTTTGGGTTCGTCTACACAGCTTTCAACACCTGCTCTTTCCCTTGCGGTAATCGCAGATGATGAAATAGACGCTTCATGGCCTGCCGTTACTTCCGCAACCGCTTATAAGTTATACAGAAGCGAAACCTCTTTATTTTCAGATGCGGAATTAATCTATACTGGTTCATCCCTTTTGTTTAATGATACAGGGCTTGCGCCGGGAACGCTTTATTATTACTGGCTACAGGCAACCGCATCAGGTTTTCTGGATTCCGGTTATTCACAGGCGTCAGACACTACCACAGAAGCCGGAGTAGACACAACACCGCCTGTTCTTTCAAGCGCAGAAGTTCCCATTGGTCAGCCTAGCGTTATTGTTCTTACGTATAACGAAACCTTGCAGACGGTATCCAGCGCTCTTACGACCCAATGGAGTTTACCAGGATACACAATCAACCACGTTTCCATTTCGGGAACAACCGTTACCATCATCCTAAATCAGAACATACCGCCTTTGTACGTACCGCTATTAAACTATACAGGTAGCGCAGTAAAAGATACGGCGGGTAATCTTGCGGCCACATTTACCAATCAGCCAATAGATAACCATCTGTTCTACACGGGTAGTAAACTGACAACGCCAAGACTTACGGCGCAGCCGGGATCTTCATCAGAAATAGACCTGTTCTGGTCACGCATCTTAAACGAAAGCAGTTTCCTTTTGGAAATATCAACAGACGGCACTTCATGGACAACGCTGGACACACCGGCGGCGGGAGAAACGACATACACAGCATCCGGGCTTTCTTCAAGTTCTACGTATTGGTTCAGGATTAAAGCTATAGGTGACGGCACACAATACACCGATTCTGATTATTCCTCTGCCAGTGCAACGACCTATCCGGCAGTGGGTGCAGCATTTGACACCATCCTAACATTCGTAAGCGCCTCTTCAGATAATCAGGCAGGGGTGAATGGGGCTGCTTCCACTACTTCGGCTACTAGACAGTTCCAATTCAATGCTATTGCGGTTAGAACAGGCACGCCAATGACCATGAAGATAAGGGTAACGATCGGAGGCATTACCGTTACCGGTGTAATCATAGACTTCCCGTCAGACTATAATGGTCAGGCATTTAAATACATACACTCCAACGGAAACGAGTACAGCGGATTCTTTGCTAATACAACTGTGAACTTTTAATGATTAACATCTTTGCATATCGCCCCACAATTGTAATCGCAAGAGAGAATATTGCTTTTGAGGATTGCGGCGTCAGTGCAAACAATACGCTAAGAATTGTAAAGATCGGCGATCCTTTCCTATCCTATAATCCAAGCGAACAGGTAAACGCTATTGCAGGATTTGAAAAGGATGAAGCCTACTTTTATTTTGCTTCACAGAACATTGACCTGTCAGGCATTGCGGATAACCAGATACCCGATGATTTACAGACCACACCGGGAACGAATGTATTTGCAAACAAAGCCTTTGCAGGCATTGCCCTTCAAACCATAGACTTTGCGACAGTAGGTTTTGATAGCTCCAACCTGCTTTTTATTTACAAGATTGGCGATCCTTACAAGTCATATTTCCCCACATCAGACGTAAACGCTATTGATGGTTTTGAGATAGGAGAACCTTACTACGGGTATGCTTTGGATGACATGGATTTATCAGCCTACCTGATACCGCCTATTGTTGTTACTACAGACATTGAACAAGATGTAGACGTTTATAAATACTATGGAACTGAATCTACACCGGACAGGGGTTATTATAATATTCCTGTTAGATTCTTTGATGACGAAGCTTCCCTTCCCGCAACAGGATTTGAAAACATTATCTACGTAGCCAAAGCAGAAGGTACATCATGGTATTGGGATGGAGTAGCGTATGTGCAGATAGGAGGGGGTACTTCTTACACCGATGAACAGGCGCAGGACGCAGTAGGAACTATTTTAAGCAGTGAGTTTACCTATGATGATGCCACGCCTCAAATTTCTATTAACTCAATAGCAGCCGCAAAAATAACGGGTCTTGCCACCGTTGCCAGTTCAGGAGACTATAACGACTTATCTAACAAACCAACGATACCGGCAGCTTATACGACAGAGAATGCTCAGGATGATGTAGGTACAATCTTAACCGATTCCAACACGATAGACTTTACGTATAATGACGGTACACCTTCCATAGTTGCCGATGCAAAAACACAAATGTCGATTACATCGGATAGCTCAGGGCTAAAGCTTTCAGGCGACAGCGCAACTCCGGGAAACTCAAAATATTACGGTACGGATAGCGGAGGTACAAAAGGTTTCTATTCTTTACCATCCATTACTGACACTAACATTTACAATACAGACGGCACACTAGCAGGGAATAGAACAATTACAGGAAATAATAAATACTTAGCTATCACAGGCGGCAGATGGGAAGAAGCCAAAGGAGCCAACGTAGCAGCCGCTAATGACCTTACGCTAGGCAATGATGGCAATACGTTTGTAATCACAGGCAACACCCAAATAAACGCAATAACCTCAACGAACTGGCAGGCAGGAAGCAGGATAATCCTTTTGTTCACAGGTACACCAACAATCAAACATAATACTTCTGGAGGCGCAGGAACAGCTAAAATATTATTATCTGGCAGTGCCGATTATACAGCCGCCGCCGATGATGTTTTAGTCTTATTCTATGACGGTACAAGCTGGCATGAAACTACAAGAAAAGTAGTTGCAACCGGAGGCGGTAAGGGTGTAACCGCTTTAGCTAATATCGGCTCTTCTCCCAATGCGCAAGGCGCAAGCATTTCGGGAAGCACCCTCACCTTACAGCCTGCTTCTAATCTATTTGGTGGCGTGCTGACAACCGGTACTCAATCTATTGCAGGCACGAAAACATTCACCGATTCGCCCAAAATACCTGTTGCTTATTTCGTTGCTTCCACAACTACTGAAATAGCCGCCTGTGATGTCAATGGAACCATTGCCAGACTTGATCGGCAAGGGGCTCACGGTACAATTTTCCCAACAATATCCAAGACGGCTAATTATAATGTAGCAGCCAACGATAGGTTCACTTTATTAGGCGACGCAACAGCAGGTAATATAACCTTTTTGCTACCACTTGTGTCTTCAGCAGCATCAAGAATATACGTGTTTAAAAAAACAGATGCTTCAGCCAATACGGTTACTATAGACGGTAATGGAAGCGAGACAATAGACGGGGCATTGACTTATGTTCTGTCCTCTCAGTACAAATATGTGATGATTCAATGTGACGGCAGTAAATGGAATATAATAGCAAATAACTAAACAATGGCAAACATAACTATATCAGTACCCGATAATATTTCAGCAGAGTTAGTAGAAGCTTTTGCTTCTGTTTACGCATGGACTTCAGATAGCGGACTAACCAAAACGCTGTTTGCAAAAAAGAAACTGGCAGATCACGCAAAAGATGTTTTAAAGGAATACAGGGCACAACAAGCATCAATAACAGCAAGAGCATCAGTAGACACTATTGACATTAATTAATGAGATACTTACCCTACATATTAATCCTTACCCTTCTTTCCTGCTCGAAACTGGACTTAAAATTTAACGTACCTAAAGGAGTGATTCTGTTAGATTTTGACGGTTACTATGTAGACAGCACAAACTGGAACGTTTATGATACTCCCTTTACTGCACCCGCTTCAGCCCTGACCCCTGAACAAATAAAGTACTGTGTTGATTCAGTGAGTTATGATTTTAAACCTTTCAACATTTTAGTAACAACCAACGAAGCAGTTTATAATTCATTCAATCCCACAAAGAGAGTAAGAATTGTTGTAACAAGTTCTAATGAATTTCTTCCTAAAGGAGTAGGCGGTACTGCCTTTGTCGGTTCGTTTTCATGGGGTGATAATACACCCGCTTTTGTGTTCTCTCATCTATTGGGCAATAAAGAAAAAGCGGTGGCAGAAGCCATTTCTCACGAAGCAGGGCACACACTAGGGCTTTATCATCAGTCGCTGTGGGTAGATGGTAAAAAAGTAAATGAATACAATCCTGGTTCTAACGGGATAGCTCCGATAATGGGTGTTTCTTATAACTCAGTAGGCATTTGGTGGAACGGCACAAATAGTCGTGGAGTAATTCAGAATGATACAGCAACTATAAATTATTCAATCAATCAAAAAAGAGCATTCCAGAGGCTTTCAAATGAAAACCCTGTAGTGTGCATCATAAAAGAAACACTTAAATAAAGATGTCAAAAACAATCATCATAGCCGCAACGGCAGAAGGGAATTTAAGCTACTCCCAAAGCGATGAGGAACAGATAATTATTACCTCCCCTGTTCATTTATGGGTGGATTCAACTTCTGTTTCATTCAGAATTGATTCAGAGGTAAGGAGTATGGCACTCAGTGATAATATAACCATTTCAGGAAGTGCTTTTTCAGGAACCCTCACGGAATTAAAAGATGCGTTTGAGGCGTTATTGCCCGCCTCCGGCTCTGGCGGTTCCGGTGCTGCTATCCTTCAGTCAGCAGGAAATGGAACAAAATGGTTATTAGGAGTAACTGATTTAGGGGCAGCGCAAACCATACAAACCGATGAAGGTTCTCCTACTGTTTTATACCGTTGGTCGCTGAATGGAACAAAATGGTATTTCGGCGTGAACGATGTGGGAGGAGTGTTGACTGTAGAAGAATCGAAAAATTATGCGAATGATACAGAAGCTGCTGCGGAAGGTATTCCCATCGGGGGACTTTATCACACTGATGGATTTGTCAAAATAAGAACAGTTTAATTATGAACCAGAGTGCAGTACTACTATTTAACCCGGTTGCGTCGCACTCTTGTACGCCTTTATCAATATTCAACAAAGTAATCAAACCTTAAAAAACAACTATGCCAGTACACG